GGTGCCTGACGATCCTATCACGAAGGTTGGGGACTTGTGGTTGATGGGAGAGCATAGATGTTTATGTGGTGATGCTACGAAGCGAGAGGATGTTGAACTGTTGATGGGTGGGGTGAAGGCGGATGTTTGCTTGACAGATCCGCCGTATGGAATCGGAGACACGAAAAGCGACAAGAATAATTATAGCGGATATGATGACAGCAAAGTGAACCTTGAAAAGTTAATTGGTGCGTTTTTACCATTGGCACAAGAAGTTGCGCCGGTTGTTGTCTTGACGCCTGGAAATGGAAATCATCGTCTATATCCAAATCCAACATGGACTATGGCTTGGTTTACGCCCGCGGGTGTAGGGAGTGGCCCTTGGGGGTTTTGTTGTTGGCAGCCGATCCTTTGCTATGGGAAAGATCCCAAATTAGCAAAAGCGAAGGGCCGCCACCCTGATGCCATTGTTCACACAGAGACCGCGGGTGATTTTGGACACCCATGTGCAAAGCCAATTAACTTTTGGGGATGGCTTATGGATCGTGTCAGTGAGTCTGGCGGATTGATTTATGACCCATTTGCAGGATCAGGAACCACATTGATTGCCGCCGAACAGACAGGGCGTACTGCGCATCTTTGCGAGATTGACCCTCACTATTGCGATGTTATAAAAACCAGGTATGAAGATTTTACTGGCAACAAAGCGGAGCTAAGCAAATGAAACCAGGACCAAGACCACAACCAAGCAAGGTAATTGACCTGAAGGGTGGCCGAAAGCATACCCACCGGGAAGGGAATAAGAATGAGCCGACCCCGGAAGCCAAAGCTCCACCTATGCCGAAGGACTTAGACGCGGTGGCACAGACTGAATGGAAGCGTATGGCACCGATCCTTGAACGCTTGGGGGTGCTGACTGAGATAGATCACGGGATGTTTGAAGCGATGTGTATTTCTTATGCTGAATGGATTAAGTACACCAAAATGGCTCAGAAAAGTCCTATTGTCAAGGCACCTAAAACCGGGTACATCCAGGTATCGCCATTTGTGACCTTGGCCGATAAGAGCCTTAAATCTTACATGAAAATAGCGGTTGAGTTTGGTTTAACGCCAAGCTCTCGAAGTAGAATAAGTGCAAACCCAACAAAGGGAAAGTCTGATAATCCCTGGGAGAATCTATAATAAGGGGAGGTGAAGGTATGGGAGCAAAGGACGGCAAGGGGCCTCAAGGATCGGGGCCGAAGGATGGACACGGCGGCGGTAAAGGCAGAAAGCCGAACAAGGCCGCAGGCAAGAAGAAGGGCGGCAAGAAGGGTAATTGTTAAGCCATTGAAGGGGAGAGAATGGCACACGTTGCAAAAGCGAATAAGTATGCTCGTGATGTTGTCAGCGGCAAGGTCGATGCTTGCAAATGGGTGAAGTTAGCCTGCCAAAGACAGCTTGACGACCTGAAACGATGGAACAAGAAGTCGGACCCGTACTACTTTGACAAAACCAAAGCGGAGCGGGTCTGTAAGTTCATTGAAAATTTACCCCACACGAAGGGCAAGTGGGCGGGAACTAATCAAACGCTTGAGCCGTGGCAATGCTTTTTTCTGACAACCTCTTTTGGTTGGATGCGTACCAAAGATGATACACGGCGATTCAGGGAAATCTATCTGGAAGTGCCTCGAAAGAACGGAAAGTCAATAGTTGCAGCGGATGTTGGGCTGTATCTCTTCACTGAAGGCGAGCTTGGTGCTGAGATATACGCCGGTGCTACAAGTGAGAAGCAGGCATGGGAGGTATTCAGGCCAGCACACTTAATGGCTAAGAAGGCCAAGGGATTTACAGAACATTATGGAATTGACGTAAACGCCTCAAATATTCATTGCCTTGCTACTGCCTCACGCTTCGAGCCTTTGATTGGCAACCCCGGAGATGGTGCAAGTCCTCACGGTGCATTGGTTGATGAATACCACGAACACCCGGACTCACGATTGTATGACACCATGATTACAGGCATGGGAAGCAGGGAACAACCTATGATGGTCGTTACTACCACGGCTGGGAGTGACACAAGCGGCCCCTGCTATGACAAACGGCATCAGGTTTGCCGAATCCTTGATAAGATCGAGGGGTTTGAGAATGATGAGGTCTTTGGGGTTATCTATACGATTGACGACGGGGACGCATGGGATGATTTTAAAGTCTGGAAAAAGGCAAACCCTAACTTCGGGATTTCAGTCTTTGAGGACTACCTGAAGTCCAGGCACAAAGAAGCTATACAGCGGGCCTCCCGGCAGAACATAATCCGGTGTAAGCACCTAAATCAGTGGATGAATGCCGGAGAGGCTTTCTTTGATCCCCTAAAATGGGCGAAGTGCGCTGACACTACTCTCGACGTCGAGGACTTCAAAGGCAAAAAATGTTGGGTGGGGATTGACCTCGCAAGCAAGATCGACATTGCGGCAAAGATTAAATTGTTCCTTGAGGATAATATTTATTATGTGTTCTGCGATTTCTATTTACCCGAGGATGCCACGGAGGGTGAGGACAAGGTTCACTATCAGGGGTGGGTACATGAGGGTTACATCACAACTACAATGGGTTCAATGATTGATTTTGACATCATAGAAGAGGATTTGGAAGAGGATGCAAGAAATTACAATATATTGGAAGTGGCTCACGATCCGTGGAATGCCGCACAGTTTGTCGGACATATGCAGGCAAAGAAAATCCCAATGATAGAGGTCAGTCAAACTGTCAACCAGATGTCTGACCCGCTGAAGGAACTTGAGGCGCTTATCCTTGAGGATAGGATTAGGCACGATGGCAACCCGGTTATGGCTTGGATGATGAGCAACGTAATTGCGAAAATTGATAAAAAGGACAATGTTTTTCCGTTCAAATCTCGACCTTCTCAAAAAATTGACGGGCCTGTTGGCCTGATTATGGCCCTTAGTCGTGCAACACGGCATAAGGACAAGACAAGTAAGTATGAGTCCGAAGGGTTGGTAGCGGTTTGAAAATCTTAATAATCGGCCTTGGCTCAATGGGGCGTAGGTACGTTGATATCTTGAACCATTATGACCATGATCTTTATGCCTTGCGGTCTGGGATAAGTTATGAGGATGCACCTGAAGGGGTTGAAAGCATAATGCACTATTCAGATATTGGTGTGACTCCTGATATCGCTTTTATCACAAACCCTTCGCACCTTCACATCAAAACGGCCATCGAATGCGCGAAACGAGGCATTAATCTGTTCATTGAGAAACCGATTGACGTTTCAAGCCGAGATTTAGGAAAGCTGATAGAGATTGTCAAAGAGAAGAAATTGGCGGCTTACGTGGCTTATCCTTTCCGTTTTCACAGTGGACTTTATGAACTTAGGCGAACCGCTGTTATCCGGGATGCCGAAATAGTATGCAAAACAGATTACCGAAAATGGCAACCATATAAAGTTGGAACACATAAACGCAAACATGACGGAGTGCTTTTGGAATTATCACATGAAATCGACATAGCACAATGGTTTTTTGGCAGAGTTGAGGGTATAAAAGGGTATTTCGGGGATACGACTGCTGATCTGATGCTTGATTGCCTATTTGCTGATCACGACATCAGGGTTAGACTGGATTTAGAGAGCGATGTTGAAGAACGTTACATGATGCTTGACGGTCAGGTTTTTCCCTACCAGGCAACTGATGGAATGTATGAGCTTCAGGTCAACTATTACCTTGACAATTTCGTGAAGCCTTTAACCTTGATAAATACTCTTGAGAGTGCGGCTGATATGTTTTACCGGTTGATACAGTTTAGGGATGCAGGGAGAGAAGATGCCGAACACGTTAGTCACGATATGCGCCCGTAAAGGTTCAAAAGGTCTACCGGGTAAGAATACTAAGCCATTACACGGCAAACCCCTGATAATGTGGACCATTGAGCAGTCCCAGGCGTGGAATAAGCTCAGATCAGACATAGAACCGGATTGGGAAAAGGATTACTCACAACCAAACGGTGATATCTGCGTGTCCACCGATTCAAGTGAAGTTGTCAGTCTTGTTTCAGGGTTAGGGATGGATATTATTGAACGTCCAGGTAGGCTGGCTGAAGACAACACGGCTAAACTGGATGTGATACGCCACGCTCTTAACATTATGCAACGCCGGAAACAGAAGAAATACGAGATGGTTATTGACCTGGACGTTACAAACCCTATGCGAACACCCGAAATGATACGGGAAGCGGTATGGGAATTTCAGGAAAAAGACGCAGGAGTCCTTGTTTCTGCTACAAAAGCAAGGAAAAACCCATATTTCAACCAAATTCAGGAGAATTACGGCTTTTATAAGCTCGTAGGTGGTGGCCATACTGGGAACCTGGCAAGTAGGCAGGAAGCGCCGCAAGTCTGGGATCTAAATGCGGCAATTACGATATTTAGCCATTTGTTCCTTGAAACTTTTGAGTATGCGAAAACCCCAACTGCAACGCCACAGCTTGCTATGTATGAGATGCCTGAGTGGAGCGCATTTGATATAGATTCTGAACAAGATTTCCAGATCGTAGAGCTTCTCATGTGCTTGGATTTGGGGAGGGGAATGAATGAGCAGATATGACGAAGTGCTATATGAGCAGACAAACAGGTTTGATAACTGGCAATACCCTGAAATCATAGAAGGCCAGGACACGAAGTACGGTTGGCGTGTATCTCATGTCCACAAGTTTATAATGGGTGAACGGGTCGATATCGGATACGGATGCTATATTATGGCCGGGGAAGGGGTGTCAATCGGGAATGATGTCCAGTTGGGGAGCCATTGTAGCGTTTATAGTGTCAACACTATTGATGATACACGGGGGCCAGTGGTTATAAAAAAGGGAGCGAAAATAGGTGCAAAATCTACTATAATGCCGGGGGTTACGATTGGGGAAGGCGCAACAGTGGGGGCACATAGCGTTGTGAAAACAGATGTGCCGGATGGGGAAACATGGTTTGGTGTTCCGGCAAAGAGACATGAAAAGTGGGGGAGATATTATGTTCACGGGGAAGACTGTAATAGTTGCCGGGGGGTGTGGGTTGATAGGCACAGAGATAGTCGATCAATTCCTGATATTAAATGCAGAGGTCAAAAGCCTTGATTCTAACCCAAAGGCGGATCTTCAGGTTGATCTTGTAGACGGTGAATATTTAAAGCTCTTTGACATACCGGATATATTCGTTAATGCGGCATATCCGAAACGTCACGTAAAACATTTTGGAATATTCCTTGATGCGAGTGTAATCATTGCAAGTCGCATGGCAAACCGTGGACATGGTGTGATTGTCAATCTTGCATCCATTTACGGGGTTATAGGCGGCAAGCCTGATATGTATACTGATACCGATGTTAAATACCCACCCATTGGTTACTCAGCGGCCAAGGGTGCGATAATAGCCCTAACAAGGGCGTTGGCCTGCAAGTATGGGCGGTATGGTGTCAGGGTTAATTGTGTGTCACCTGGGGGGGTCTATGATGGTCAGGATGAGGTGTTTGTTGACAGGTATTGTGAGAGAGTGCCACTGGGAACAATGGCAACGGCTGAGGATGTGGCAAATGCCGTGATTTTCCTATCGAGTGATAAGGCGGGTTATATAACAGGCTGTAACCTTTTAGTGGACGGTGGGATTACGATACAATAAAAGACCTATTTGGGTAAGGTGGGGATTGAAATGCGTGAAAGAAGAAAATGCGTGGTAGAGGCTAATCAGTTTTATCAAGAGGGCTTTTTCATTGGGTATTCAAAAAAAGATGGTAAAATGTTTGCCATTGTGGAAACTAACAATGAGATATCGCACTTTAATATAGGGTCCATTTACAGTATTAGGTTTACTGAAGAAAGGGATCATCAAATGTCTGATAAAACAAAAGTTTTGCGTATTATCGAAGCATTATCAGAACTTAATGCTGGGGACTTAGATGCTTTAAGTGTTGCTGAGTTAGCTCAATTTTACTATTGGATTTCTAAATGGCAAGGATCTGTTTTTCTCAAGTCGGTTGGTAGGTTAGGGGTACGCATAGAGGGAGCGGATGGAAATTAAAATGCAATGAGAATAGCATTAGTGACAGGCAGCCGGGCTGATTGGGGTTTATTATACCCACTGGCTAAACACATATGGCAGAGTGATGATACCCTGCAACTATTGGTAACTGGCAGTCACCTATCTCCGACCCACGGTTATACGGTTGATCAGATAAGCATCCCGGTGTCGGGTGAGATTGAGTGCGTGCTATCGGCTGACACCAAAACGGGCGTATGTAAGGGGGTGTCACTTGCTGTATCTGGCTTCAGTGACGCATTCGATGCGTTAGAACCGGATTGTGTGATTGTGTTGGGTGACAGGTGGGAGATATTAGCGGCCTCGATTGCGGCGCATATCCACAGGATTCCTATTTCCCATTTACACGGAGGTGAAATTACAGCAGGCGCAACGGATGAGGCGTGGCGCCATAGCATTACGAAGATGTCAAGCCTGCATTTCACGGCAACCGAGACATACCGAAACCGGGTTATCCAGTTAGGGGAGCATCCAGACACAGTGTTTAATGTGGGTGCTTTGGGTACACAGGGATTGATTTGTCGGGATAAGCAACCAAACAACGGAAAGGTAGTTGTTCTTTATCATCCAGAGACGTTACACCCAAATTCTATCACAGATTTTTGGAACATTATCGAAGTTCTAAAGGAATTAGACCTTAAACCTACCCTTATAATGTCAAACGCTGATAATGGTGGCCACAATATCAATAGGATAATTGAACAACAGGGGTACGGGAATCTTTGGGAAGTGTTCACTTCAAAACATAGGGATGATTTTCTTTCCCTGTTAATGGGTTCTGACGCCATTATCGGAAACTCAAGCGCGGGTATTATCGAAGCCCCAGCCTTGGGAGTGCCGACAATCAACGTTGGTAATCGGCAAAAGGGGCGCGAGATGGCAAGCTCTATCCTGAACGTAGAAACTGCTACGATTGATAACATTAAAGACGCTTTTGGTATACTTTATTCTGACCTGTTTCAAGATGGATTATTCAACATCTATGCGCCATATGGTAAAGGCGAGAACGTGGCGGGAAAGATTTTTGACATTATCAAGAAAGAGATAGGGAATATTAATCTTATGAAAGGATTTTATGATGTGTCATTTACCGCATGAGGGAGATAGTCCATTTTCACATATACCAGGATGCCAAGGCGGGAGCGGTGCTTTTGAAAAGCGTAAATTGAAGCTCTGTTGGACTTGTTCAAACTATACTCACCATGAGCATAGATGGAAATGGACAGCGTGGATATGTGGGCGAACCCAATTATTCTTATTAAAAATTATGGGTATTAGAATTGCATCTTGATTTTGGAAATATAGGGATAGACGAAGTACATCTTGTCGATAAGGCGCTATGCGATGGTATGGTCTCTACTGCAACGCCACAGGTTACAGAATTTGAACAGAAGATTGCTGGCTATCTTAATATGCCTGATGCTGTGGCGACCAATTCAGGAACCGCAGCTTTACACCTTGCTCTTTTAGTCTGTGGGGTAGGTCCAGGAGATGAGGTTATACTTCCGGCGCTGACTTTTATTGCGACTGCAAACGCTGTTTGTCATACTGGAGCCAAGCCTGTCTTTGTTGATGTTGACCGGGATACCTGGAACATAGACCCTGACTTGGTTACACAGGCAATAACGGACAAGACAAAGGCCATAATCCCAGTTCACTTATATGGAAACCCTTGTGATATGGGGGCCTTATATGAGGCAACAAAGGGGACACAAATAAGCATCATTGAGGACGCTGCGGAAAGCCTGGGTGCGACTTATCAGGGGATGCAAACCGGGACTATTGGCGATGTTGGGTGCTTCTCATTCAATGGCAATAAGACCATGACAACAGGCGGGGGCGGGTTATTAGTTAGCAATGACCCTGAGAAGATATTGAAGGCTCGATGTTTGTCAATGCAGGGAAGAAATAAACACGGAATACAGGTTGATGTCGGCTACAATTACAAAATGACAGGGCTTGCAGCTTCGTTAGGGTTGGCACAGTTTGATAGATTGCAGGAGTTTCTTGTTAAAAAAGAAGTGTTTCATCTTTATTATACCACTATCTTACAAGTTACCAATAAAGACATTAAGTTTCAGATACCGACAGCCTACTCTATATCTTCATGGTGGTACACGGCCTGTGCATTCAAAGAAGAAGCTGAGACAATACAAAACAAGCTCTCAGCATTAGCTATTCCAACAAGGCGCGTCTTTAAACCAATACCCTATGAGTTACCCTACTATGACGGTAACAGCTATCCTGATGCCGATTACATATACAGGCACGGCCTTTGCTTACCAAGTTCAACTTTGAACACGATTGAAGATATTGACAAAGTATGTGAAGCGATAAAGGGGGTATTATGAGGAAGTTCCCAAATGTTCATTTGCATTTCAAGGATAAAACACTGTCCTTTGAACCGGCTGATAACGTTTTTGCATTTATTAACTGTTCATTTATATTCATGGTTGGGTATTTGATTTTGTTGCCGTCTATATTATGTGGAAAGGTTACAAAGAATGAAGGATAACAGGGGGAGATATGAGAGAGGGTTGGAACTTTATTTTAAGGCATGATAGAGATTTTGATACGGTCAATTTATGGATGATACACCAGGAGCGTAATGGGCCGAGAACCATAGTTGAGCCAATAAATTTGACGCTTAGAAAAGAGTGGGGAGAAGCAGAAATAGCACCTGAACCAACGATTAAGTTTTGCGGTGATATTGCCAATGATTTTCTGAAAGCCTTCGCCGACGGTCTTGTTGCAGCCGGATTTAGGCCAGATGAATTGAAAGCGTCCGACAAAGAAGTTGTAGCAATAAATGACCACTTGCAAGATATGCGGACTTTGGTTTTCAAGAAGGATTAATTTGAAAAATAAAACCATCCTGATAACCGGCGGCACTGGAAGCCTCGGACAGGAACTAACCAGACAGATACTAAAACAAGGCCCTAAAAAGGTTATTGTTTATAGCCGGGGTGAGTTAGCGCAGGTTGAGATGTCCCGGAAGTTCTCCGACAAACGGGTAAGGTTCTTTATTGGGGATGTCAGGGATTTAGGCAGGTTAAAAAGAGCTTTTGAAGGTGTTGACTTGGTGATCTTTGCATCCGCGCTAAAACATGTAGATATCTGTGCTTTCAATCCGATTGAAGCCATTAAAACAAACATAATAGGAGCGCAGAACACCATTGATGCGGCAATAGATTGTAATGTCAAAAAGGTCATTGCTATTAGCTCGGACAAAGCGGCGAATCCGATAAACCTCTACGGTGCAACAAAGCTATGCGCCGACAAGCTCTTTATAGCCTCGAATGCCTATTCGGGAAAGCATGGTTGTCAATTTTCTGTTGTAAGGTTCGGTAATTTTGAAAATTCTAACGGTTCGGTGATTCCATACTGGAAAAGGCTAATAAAAGAGGGTGCGAAAACCCTTCCCATGACCGACCCAGACATGACACGGTTTTTTATTAAGTTAGAGGACGCTGCGAAATTCACATTGAAGGCTCTTAACGAGGCGAAGGCCGGGGAAACGTGGTGTCCTAAAATGCAGACGTATTCTTTATTGGAGTTAGCCAGATCAATAAGTTACGATATTGGGATTGAATACACGGGAAAACGGCCAGGAGAAAAGAAGCATGAAGACATGATCGTAAAAGACGATGCCGATAGGACATTTGCGTTTCCAGATCATTATGTGGTGTTGCCTGAGTTTGCCTGGATGCAATCGGAAGTCCCAGAGGATGGTTTGAAAGTTCCTGAACGGTTTGAATATAGGTCGGGGGGGGGGGATTAATTGACAGAAAAACGAACCATAATTTGTGATGGTTGTCATTGTGAATGTGAACCTAAACAACTCGATCCATCTATTCCTGAAATGACATACCCATACCATGTGTCGCGGCATGTTATGGACGTAGACGATGGTAATGAATGGGATTTTAGTCGTACTGAAGAATGGGATTTCTGTTCATTTGGTTGTTTAGTTAAAGGTTTAAGTTTAAATGGGGTGACTGATTGACGGTTAAGATTGTTGCTGAAGCGGGTATCAACTGTTCATCGTCATTATCAACTGCTAAACGTATGGCAGACATTGCGATTGAGTGCGGGGCAGATGCAGTCAAATTTCAGACATTCAGCAAAGACCGATTTCCGGCCATTGAGCATTTACGGATGCCGTGGAAAAAGCAGAAACGTCTCTTTTGGTATTGCAATGAGCAAGGCATTAAATGGTTCTCAACTCCATTTGATTTCTCAGCCATAAACTTTCTAATCCAGATGGATATGAAGACCTGGAAAGTGCCAAGCGGTTTGATAACCAATACCGGATACCTGAAGCGAATAGCGGTTTGCCGGGGTAAGAAGATCCTTTCAACTGGGATGTCTAACCTGGATGAGGTCAATGTTGCGATTGGGTACTTGGGTAGGTCGAGTTTAACGCTTTTACATTGTACGAGTTTATATCCAACGCCATACGATCAGGTTAATTTATCGGCTATGTTTTCATTGCGTGAACAGTTTGGTTTGCCGGTGGGTTTAAGTGATCACAGTCAAGGCATTGAGGTTCCGATTGCGGCGGCGGCAATGGGTGCGGAAATAATAGAAAAGCATTTTACGTTTGATAGAAATGCAACCGGGCCAGACCATGCCGCGTCCATAGAACCGCACGAATTAAAACAGATGGTAAGGTCAATCAGGAACGTAGAACAGGCGATAGGGGATGGTGTGAAGAAGTGTAGCAAGGGAGAAAGAGGGATGGTGAAGGAAATTAGAACGAGGATGAATAACTAATGAGCTATTGGACTGGTAACTCGGGTTTGCTGGTTGAGTACATCCAGCAAAGCGAGACTCACAAATCATCAACTTGTGCTCGAATTGGCCCTGTTGCTTTCGCTGGGTTGTCGGTACGAACTAACGGAACAGATGATTTGCATTTTACTGTATATGATTCGACATCTGATTCAGGAGTTAAACTTTTACCCGGTGATTTCATTGTTCCAGGGAGCGCGAATTTGTGGGCATTTTCATTAAATCCAAATTTGATGGGTTGGAACGGAATATATATAAAAATGTCTGGCGATGGTGGCGAGTTTCAGCTACTGTATAACAAAGGATAACAAATGGCAGGCGTAATAAGTGATTCACAAGGGTTAGGCGGTGACTCTATAGTAACGCCGAGTGGTTCAAAAAAGTTAGAGATATCTGATGCTAACGCCATATCTCTTCTGGAGGGAATATTAACTACCCTTAAAAAGATTGAATACCATCTTTATTTGGGAACAGATACGGAACTTAAAGACCAGGATGTAGGAGGATAAAATGCCGACACTAAATGACGCAAACGGAACGCCGGTAAGCGTAGACGATGAAAACATGGTAAAAACATTGGCTGTTACAGAGTCATTAGAGGGTCACTCAAATAGACGGCATGGATCTGCTTACACGTGGCAGTTTTCAAATGACCCTGCCGCCGCTGATGACTGTATCTTTTACATAAAGAACAATGATGACTTACCCCTTATCCTTGAAGGGATAGACCTTTTTATCACTGACGACTGTGATGTTTACCTCAAGCTTGGTGGGACAGGCACAACCGCCGCTGGAACAACAGTAACCGGAACAAACATGAACGCTGGAAGTGGTAACGATGCTGATGTTACTTGTCTCCACGCTGAGGATATCGAAGCTGGTGGGACATTTTCAGGCGCGGTTGAGTGTTGCCGTTTTATTTATGAGTCCGGGACATTAGTTGACACTCACCACATGAACTTCCCAATGGATATAATAATCCCAAAAAATCAGGTGTTTTCTCTTTGGGTTGATACTATTTCAATCGTTGTAAAAGGAACTCTGTACGGATTTTTCCATGATTAAACACATCCTCGCAGATAAAGTCGGTATCCCGGTTGAGATCAATTCTGACCCAGGAGAGGACACAGGGTTGGTCGTGGCTACACGTCCTCATAAGACCTTTGACACTAAGACAGTGTTCTTCATAAACCCCACCTATGGCCGTGAGATGGCCCAGAACGGCGCATACGGCGATGTTGTCTGGATGGTACATGATGGCACAGACACGACCGAAGCGGACAGCGGTAATTGTGACGGGATTGGAGTTGACACGAACAAGCTGAAGGACAGCTTGCAGAACTTCACCGATACGGTTGTGGCTGGAATGACGGTTCATAATACCACCGATGGGACGTATACATGGGTTACAGCGGTTGATAATGATACCACTCTGACCTTATTAGATGACATTATGGATGATGGTGAGGATTACATCATATCGCCTACGTGGACATTCAGCGAGCCTACTGGCACAAAATGGATTGAAAATAACACTGAGCAATTCCACAACGGGACAAAGAGCTTGAAATGTGATAACCCCGTAATTGGTGACATCCTACAACTCTTGAACGTTAATGGTGAAGGGATTACACTGGCTCACTGTACTGCCATAACGATGTGGATTTATGTTGATAAGGACTGGGCAGCGGGGGATTCATTTTCTCTGTACGGCCATAACGCCGGAGCGCTGATAGGAAATAAGGTCTATCTTGAGGATTATTTCGATTATGATAATTATGATACATGGCATCTTATCTCCATACCATTGGCAGACATGGGATTGACTGTTCAAACACTGGATGCACTCAGGATTGAAAACGAGGCACGGGAAGGCGGTAAAAGCCCCAAGTTTTGGATAGATGAACTTAGATTAAGAGTATCAGGAACCCCGATTGATTATGAAGTTATTCCAGACAAAGGCACATGGTTTCACATTAAGTCTTTTCAAACCACTTTCGTAGATGCTGTTACGGCAGACAATGCCGATTCAACCATGATGAATTTGTCCTATGACAAGATACTGGATATGACCCCAACAACGGGATATATTTACAGAAGGTATTGTGAAGGCAACACAGACCCGGTTTTTGAAGTACGCATTACCAATCTGATGGACTTGTTATCGTTGCCTTATTCGAGTATCACAAACGCAATATCAGACGGGACCAACACTCTAATAACCATAACCAACGAGTACCCTGCGGGGGTGGCATTTGTCCTGAAGGCAGAGGATCTTGACAAGATAGTCTACACCGTTGAAGATGATTTCAGCCAGTTATTATTTTTCAGAATCAGTGTCCAAGGATATGTAGAACATAGGTAAAGAATGGGAGGGGAAAAAATGCAAAGAGTAAAATGTGGTAAGTGTAAATGCTGGAACCAGAAACACATGATTTATGAGCAAGTGCCGGGCGAGAAGGACAAGGATGTTGGTATCTGTGAGCGCCATGCGCCAAGTCAGCACTTCTTGAACCAAATGGCTATGGGTGGGCAACCGTTAAAGATGTTTCCCGGTACACGGAAGGATGAGGGGTGCTGGGAGGGGGTACCAAAGAAATGAATGACTTTATGGCAGGGTATATTCTCGGTATGATGGTTTCTATTTCTTTGGTAGCTATTATAACAATGATTACATAAGCAGGGGGGGGGGTATGAAACGATGTATCACTTGTCTCAATACAGAGACGCGGCCACGCGTAGAGTTTAATAAAGCCGGGGTGTGTAATGGTTGTCAGCACACAGAAAAGAAGGCCAAGATTGACTGGGAGAAACGCTGGCAGGATCTTGAAAAGCTCTGTGACAAATTCAGGAACAAGAACCGGTGGGATGTCATTGTCCCGGTATCGGGTGGCAAAGACAGTTCATTCGTAGCTTGGAAATTAAAGTACGATTTAGGGATGAACCCGCTTTGCGTGACTTTCTCACCTCCCATGCAGACGGAGATAGGCCGTATTAACCTTGAGAACTTCCGCAACAGTGGGTTTGATTTGATTGAGATCCGGCCAAACCCTGAAGTTTACCGTCGGTTGTGTAAGAAGATGTTCATTGAGCAGGCAAGATCGAAGTTTCCTTTTGTGATTGGGATAGGAACGTCAGTGTCAAGGGTTGCCTTGAACTTTGGAATACCGTTCATCATGTGGGGAGAAAACGGCGAGGAAGAATATGGCGGAAAAACGACTTCCCAGGACTTCATGACCTATGAGTTTATGACTAAGTTTTATCACGAGGGCAACGATCTTTCAAAATGGACTGATGAGTTCACCGAGGCGGAACTGCAATGGTGGATGTTACCTCCTAAGAAGGACATTGAAGCTCTCTCTGTTACATGGTATAGCAAGTGGGCGCCGTGGGATGACCAACTTCACAGGGATGTTGCGATTGAGAAATGCGGTCTAAAAGGGACAGCATCACAGACCGGGACATTCACAACTCATTCTCAAATTGATGATATGATGCAAGACCTCCTGATGTATGAGTGCTTCGTCAAGTTCGGGTTTGGTAGGGCAACGGCTGACTGCAACCTTGCTATAAAAGCGGGTCGAATGACAAGGGATACCGGGATTGAGATTGTGAAGGAACAAGACGGCGAGTTCCCTCTGCAATATCTGTATGAATACCTTGAGTATTTCCAGATGGAAGAGTGGGAGTTCTGGGAAGTGCTTCATAGCCACGCGAACCTTGATATTTTGCAGCAAGTTGATGATCCGGCGAGGCCGTATATACTGAGAGACCCGGTTATATAATGGACTACAAAAAAGCCTTAACTGATAAAGTCATTCTAATTACCGGCGCCGGACGGTCAGGCACGACCATCCTTGGCAAGATTATAGGGTCGATGGAACCGGCTTATTATCTATTTGAACCAAGCATCTTTAAGTTTATTATGCGGGATGCTGAATGGCTTCGGGCCATAGTATTTGAAGATTATTGGCTATTGCAGGTGCAGGGTCGTAACCTAAACATAAATGAAAAAGATGATTCGTATTTCGGCAATTATAGGACAGATTGGGTGCATCCGTTGGGCAGGAATGATGACATTAGAGAGTGCCTACAATCAAAACTTGTAATCAAACTAACAGAGTTTCAAAACAGGATTGCGTGGGCCGGGCATTTATTTCCCGGAGTGAAGGTCATCCATATTTATCGCAACGGGAATGACGTAGTTGATTCTATGCTAAAGCGCGGATGGTACACAGACGAATACATGGAAACCGGGTGTCTTGACCACTGTTATGAAGGTGTGCCTTATTTCGTATATGGGCAAGCGGCAAGGGAGTTTCAAGGATATAATCAGATTACTCGGTGCGCTTGTGTGTGGCGATGTTCAACGGAGGCTGGCCTAAAGGAGAATGATGTGGTTGATATACGGTATGAAGATTTGGCACATACAGATTTTAATATTCTGGCTGGTCGGTTGGGTCTTGGAATTACAGATTTAACCGTGAAGCATATAAGATCAATCAAAGAACCACGAAAGCACAAACCAATAATAGACCAAATACAGGAACCGGAAAAGGGTCGTTTTATGGCTCTTATGGGACGGTTAGAATATGTTTAAGAAGATACTTCCTGATCTATTCGCGGTATTGGGATTAGCAGGAGTTGGATATGGTCTGTATCACATAAATCAATACATTGCATTTATAGTAGTAGGGGGAGTGCTGTTCTTGCTCGGTTTAGCCGGGAGTTTAAAAAACTAAATGGGTATTCTATCGGAGTTATTAGAGCGGCGAAGTGACTTACAAATACCAACAGAATCCAGGCCGTTTTTAGGCCTATTAGGGTTCAATCAGCAAAGCAAGACAGGGTTACAAATAGATGCAGATACGGCTCTTGATGCGAGTGCTGTTTGGTCTGCTGTAACTCAACTATCTCAGGCGGTTGGCTCTTTACCATTGCATCTATACAAACGCTTTCAACCGAGAGGTAAGGAACGATTCCATAATCACCAGTGTTATAATTTATTGCACTTGCAGCCAAACCCTGAAATGACATCCCTCGTTTACAGGGAAGCTATGATGGGTCAGGTATTATTGTATGGGTCGTGCTTTTCTGAAATACAACGTGATTCAGGAGATAATGTCCAGGCACTGTGGCCTTTGCTGTCGGCTAACATGGAATTAAGGCGTTCAAATGGTACGCTTTCTTATCGGTATCAATTACCAAACGGCGATCACAAGACATTCCGCAGAGAGCAGGTCTTTAAAGTAACAGGCTTCTCAGCAAACGGGTTGCTCGGTTATCAGCCATATCGTAAAATGACTGAACCGATTGGCCTGTCATTAGCACTTGAGGAATACGCTTCAAGGTTCTTTGGTAATGGAGGCACTCCACCTGCTGCCTTAGAGCATCCAGAATCGCTGTCAGTAGAAGCGCAGGATAGACTAAGGGAAAACTGGAACAAGACCTATGGTGGCCTATCTAACGCCCACAGGATAGCTATTCTTGAAGAAGGCATGAAGCTCAATGTTTTTGGGGTAACACCAGAGGCTGCACAGGCGATTGAGTCACGAAAGTTTATGATTGATGAGGTGGCGCGGATATTTAATATGCCGCCCCATATGCTAAAGAGTCTTGAGAGATCAACTTACTCGAACATAGAAGAGCAGGCGCTTGAGTTTGTCAAATATACCTTGCGCCCCTGGTTGGTCAGATTTGAACAGGAATACAACACACAACTACTAAAACCCGTACAACAGAATAAGCTATTCTTCGAGCACCTGATTGATGGACTTCTGAGGGGTGATTCAGCCGCACGACATGAGGCATATACGAAAGGCAGGAATTGGGGATACTATTCAGCTAACGATGTAAGGGAAATGGAAAACCTGAACCCCGTGGACGGTGGGGATCTTTACATGGTTCCGCTTAACATGGTTCCCGCAGACCAGATTGAAAACCCGCTTGAACCTGAGAAGATACCTGTTGAGGATCTGGAGGCAGAGGCAGAAGAGGAAGTGGTTGACGAAGTTAAGGCGTATTGGGAAAGGACACAGGAATATGAAGGCGTAACTATACGCAAGATTGACAAGGCCGCATTAAACGGGATTGACAGGGTTGTAAATAGCCACAAGAAGCTCTTGACAGATGCCGCACAAAGGATTGTCAACAAAGAGGTGGCTGCGGCAAGGAAGGCAATTGGCAAAGGTGTTAGTGCCTTCAAGGAATGGATGCCGGGATTTTACAAGACCATGCCTGAGTATATCCGCAAGAATTGGAAACCCGTGCAAATGGCATTGATGAAAAGTGTATCAGACGAAGCCATGCGGATTGTAGGCGACACTCCCCTTGATGATATGCCAGCGGATTTAGAGAAGTGGGCTGATGAATACCTGGACAGCTTTGTTAAAAGGTATATTGATTCTTCGGTTGGTCAGTTCAAATGGATACTTGAAAACACGCCTGCTAAACGTGCCGAGGTTACGGATGAAGAGGCCTTCGCAATCCTTCTACGATTAGATGAAATGCAAGAAAAGCGACCCTTGAAAATATCCGCTGATGAGTCAGTCAGAGAGAGTAACGCGGTAGCAAGAGAAACTTACGCATCTATGGGTGTAACCAAGCTCCAATGGGTGACCAGGGGTTCTAATAGTTGCGAGGTGTGCAAAAGCCTTGATGGTAAGGTAGTAGGCATTGAGAGCCATTTTATAGATGCAGGTGACAAGTTATTCCTCCCCGATGCCGGGGGCAAGCCTTTGACAAGGGGGCCGAAGTTTCATCCACCTATCCATTTAGCGTGAACGTGTGGAATCATCCCGGTGTCCGGGATGGGGGGGATGGGTGTTGATACCTTTGTCAAGGCTAAAACGATTAAGGACGCTGAGAAGTGGGCGCTTGAAAACGGGTTGGCAGATAAAGTTAACTACAAAAAAACATCCGTTGAAGTTGCAAACGAAATAAACAGGGTATTGTCTGAAAATTTAAAACAACATAACATTAAACTTGACAACATAATTCCACTTAATTCAAGAACAAAAGAAAACAAAACAAACTTCTTCATAGTTAAAACTACAAAAAATATTGAGGCTACTAAAATAAGACAAGATTTTAATTATTCGACTAAAAATGCAAAAGATATGGAAGCTGTTAATGAAACACTTAAGAAACTGGATTCATCTGGACTAATGAAAAACGTAACGCTTGAAGATGCTTTGACACATGAATCAGGTCATGTGATAGATGGTGCTATTAATGTGAGGAAGTGGGACACTCTCTCTGATGATATGCAAGTAGCATTAGAGAAAAAATGGATGGATTTGGATGGAGATATAGAGCTTGGTGGATCGAGGTATAAAAGATCAATGAATGAAAAAGCTGGTGAATATTGGGATGTTCAAAAAACTGAAGAATTTGCAGAATTATATCGACTGTTTAAAGCAGGTAAACTTCCAAAAGATATAGAATATGTTGCTGACATATTTGGTGAATTATTATGATGCCCGTGCAATGTGCTTCATGTATTTTTTATTCTGGTGGCCGTAAATGCGAAGCCTACCCAAAAGGTATTCCTGATAAGATTTTAATAGGTGAAGTTGACCACACGGAACCATACAAGGGCGATCATGGTATTCAATTTGAACTCATAGAAGACAACTAATAAATGAAACTAAAAGAAATCAGATGCAAGAAATGTGGTGGCCTGTTATTCAAAGGCGAAGTCAAATCAGTAGAAATCAAATGCCGGAAGTGCGGGTATATCCAGAGGGTGTATGAAAGGGCAGTTGCAAGGGGGTATGAGCATGGGTAAATGGATTAGCGTTGAGAGTGAACTGCCGAAGAAGGAAGGCTTGTATTTAATTTATGCTCCAAGTGCTGATCCTGAAAGTCCATTGCTTATGACTGCATGGTATTATCCTGATAATAAATCACATATATGGGGGTTAGTAAAATGTTGGGCTAATGCTGTTACACATTGGATGCCATTACCATTACCACCCGAATAATCTAACCCGACACCGGGACAATTAAGAGCCCTTCAAGGGTCAAAGTAAATAGAGCTTTTCAAAAGCCTGATCGAGTCGCTAAGCGTCTTGGTTAGGCTTTTTTTTATGAATCAACAACCAAGGAGATAAACAATGGATAACCTGGAAACAAGAGTTTTTTCAAGTGCTGAGTTGAGAATGACCAAAGGTGATGACGGTGTTCCGAGATTTGAGGGATACGCCGCGCGGTTCAATAAGTGGTCTGAGGATTTAGGGGGGTTCCGCGAGAAGATTGCACCGAAGGCATTTGCGAAGGCAATCAAAACAAGCGACACAAGGGCGTTATTCAACCACGATTCCAACTATGTGCTTGGCAGAACGAGTGCTAAAACTCTTGACTTGAGAGAAGACAGTAAGGGTTTGAAGTTCAGTGTCATACCACCAGATACTCAATGGGCGAGAGACTTGGGAGTTAGCATGGAGCGTGGGGATGTCAATCAATGTTCCTTTGGTTTCACACTTGGGATGGATGAATGGAATGAGGGTAAGGATGGTGTAACCAGGACAATTAGGGAAGTTAAGAATCTCGCCGACATATCGGTTGTAACTTATCCGGCTTACCCAGATACAGAGGTTGCTCTACGATCCCTTGACGAAATGAAAACCGAAGTCGAAAAACGAGATGAGTCTATGCAAGCGATGGTAACAGAGATTGAGGAAACCATCGTAACGTATATGTCTGAAGTATTAGACGAAGATCAACAAACAAGGTTTGCGGCCATGTGTAAAGCGATGGTTGACAAGCATATCCCCGGTGAGCCTATGCAAGCCGAGGATGAACTGGAAGCCGAGGTTGAGAGCAGGGAGGAGAAACCCGATAACGAACTTGAGCCAATGCAAGAGGACGTTGATATTACACCTGAAGACCGTCAGAAGTTTTGGGCGGTAGAAGGAGAATAAGATGACTATAACAAAGATGCGTGAAGAGATTGACGCATTGAACAAAGAACTAAACGGAAAGATGGTTGCCGTTCAGGGCGAGAACCGCAGACCAGATGCGGAAGAAAGGGCATGGGCTAATAAAAAGCTCGATGCGATTCACGACCTGGAGGATAACATTAACTTTCAGGAGAGGATGGATAGGACAGAGGAAAGGCTGAACAAGCCGCAGTCCGAACCGACCAAACCTGAACCAAACCATGCTATTCCCCAGGCCGAGCAGGAAAAGGCTGATAGGTTTATGACCTTTGGGGAGCAGTTGACCGCAGTTATTCAGGCGGGTTCTCCGGGTGGGATGGTAGACCAGAGACTCAGTACTCGTGCTATTACGGGTATGGGTGAGACCGTTGCCAGTGATGGTGGCTTTCTCGTTCAGAGTGACTTTGCCGCTGGGATAATCAAGAACGTATGGGACACGGGCGCAGTTGCAAGCCGTGTGAATAGAATCGGTATCGGCCCTGGAAAGAATGGGATGAAGTTCAACGGTATTGATGAAACCAGCCGGGTGAACGGAAGTAGGGCTGGTGGTATTCAGATGTATTGGCTGAACGAGGCCGGAACCAAGACCGCATCTAAACCGAAGTTCAGGCAGATCGATCTCCAGCTCAAAAAGCTGATTGGTCTTTGCTATGCCACTGATGAACTTTTAGAAGATGCAAATGCCCTTGAAGCTGAGATCACATCAGCTTTCAGGGATGAGATGAACTTTAAGCTCAGCGATGCTTTTATTAATGGTACGGGCGCAGGAATGCCGCTTGGTGTGATGCCATCGGGTTCATTGATTACCGTTGCCAAGGAAGCTGGCCAGTCGGCCACAACCATTAACTTCGAGAATGTGACCAAGATGTGGTCAAGGCAGTTTGCCGATAGTTGGCCTAATGCTGTCTGGTTTATTAACCAAGACTGTATACCGCAGCTTCAGAAGTTAGCCGTTCCTGTAGGTACTGGCGGAGCGCCGGTTTATGTACCTCCGGGTGGTGCGACCGCAAGTCCTTATAGCTCATTATTTGGCAGGCCCGTAATTCCGATTGAGCAGGCTCAGACATTGGGTACAAAGGGTGATATTTTGCTCGCCGATTTCATGCGCGGGTATAAGGCGATTGATAAAGCCGGAATGAAGCAGGACGTTTCCATTCATGTAAGATATGTCTATGACGAATCAGTATTTAGGTTCGTTTACCGGGTTGATGGACAGCCCGTGTTGGCAAAGGCAGTCACGCCTTTTAAAGGCACTAACACGCTTGGGCATTTCGTTGCCTTGGCCTCAAGAGCATAAGGGGGTGACATAGATATGTTTGATTTACCTAATGATCTGAAGATTATTTCGGGAACAAGAGCTGGAACTACTGGCAATACCGCCTCCACAGGAGACTGGGTGAACTGTGAGAATTTCCACTATCTGTATGCCATTGTAGATGTTGCACGGCCTACAGCCTCGACAGCAGTTTTTGAGTGGTATTCCGGTTCAGCTTATGCTGGTACTGGTTCAAGTAACTTGAGTACTGGTTGTCGATGGTGGCTTAATAATGGAGTTGCATTCGACAGGCTTACCCTTCAGACCACGGCAGGAAGTTCTTTTTCCATAGCTTCTGCTACTGGACTGTTGCAGATGGTGAGTAGGCTTGATTGTGCGGCTTTGCCTACATCTCATCCTTATGCAGCTATTGCCGTTGAAGACATGGGTTCGGCTAACGATTTCGTGAACATCGTATACATCGGAATCCCCAGGTACAAAGGCGTTGGTTCATTTTTAGCTACCACGAGCTCCACGTAGGTCGTGACCGTTTAACCTTTAACCGCATCCCCCTTAACCGGGGGGTGCAAACTTCTGTTAGACCGGGGGGGCTGACATACAAGACCCAAGCCACCTTAACGGGTGTGTGCTGACGGAGGTAAATCAGTATGGGACAGACAAAAGCAAGATGGAGAAACAACATGCTTCAGTTTTATGGCGATGCCATGTATACGGCTGTTGCTTCTCAAAGCACAAATGTAAGAGTAACCGGGGTCGGGGTTGATACTCCGACGGTTGCGGTTGCGTGTCCGATATATGCGGATACGTTATCGACTGCCGGGAACATGCACTTTCACGCCAAGATAGCTGGTGTGTGTGCATCCTCAACAGCTTCGGTAATCGCTTCACTGAGATATGGTACGACTACTATTTTGACCTGTACCGTTCCATCGAGTGGGCATAAACATGTGGCTTCAAATCTTCCTTATAACTTCGATTTCTACGGACGATTCGCAGTTGCTTCCAGTTCCGGGCTTCTCACTTCGGTGGGCGTTGGAATGATGGGAAGAACAACAAGATACACGGAATGCGTAGGTACAACCGGATCAACGGCTGGTGGAACCAAGTTTGCATCAACCAAAATCAATAACGTAGGTAACTCAACGTTAGGTTTGAATGTCGTCATTAGCCTGGTATCTACTCAGACAGGCGGTGCCGGTACTGCATCAGGTTTTACTAACAGCGTTGGCTACATTGAGCTATTCAGTGGATAAGGAGAAACAATGGCAAACACAAGAGCTAAATGGATAAACGATAAGTTGAGGTTCGACAGGGCTCCGATGTTTACATCCGCTGCGTGTGCTACGACAAACGTGAGGAATATAACATCAGATGTAGATACTGAAACCCTTATAGTTGCGTGCCCGATGCCGATAAAGTCTTTCTCGACTACACGGGATATGTGTTTTAGAGCAAAGATAGGTGGGGTATGTGCAACTTCATCTCAACACATGATTGCATCGTTACGGTGGGGATCAACTGCAATCTTAACGGCAATAACTTCAACAGCGGCGGCTACAGGTGGTGGAAAACACCAGGCATACGATGTACCTTATACGTTTGACTTTACTGGACGTATAGGGAACGCCTCAAGTTCTGGTCATATAGCCGCGACCTGTATAAGCGTAATCGGGAACACTTCCAGAAGGCAAAACATCTGGAGTACAACCGGTTCAACGGATGGGGCTGGTGTAAAGATGTCGACCAGTGATCTTAACTTGGAATCAGGCACGACATTGGGATTGAATATTACCTTAAAAATGTCGTCTACTCAGACCGGCGCAGCCGGAACTACAGCAATGTGGACTAACACCATTGGCTACATTGAACTGTTTAGCGGATAGGAGGAAAATATGGGAACGAAAACACGATGGAGGAATGGAAAGCTGCAGTTTCGTAAAGCACCCATGTTTTCTGCTGTAGAAGCCAACACGACAAATGTTGTGATGGCGGGTGCGGGTGCTGATATAGTCACTACTGAAAAGACTTTGGTTGAAGGGCCAATATATGGCGGGACGTTATCAGCCGAAGGGATTATGCACTTCAAGGCGGTGTGTGGAGGTATTCTATCATCGTCAGAGGGTGCAGTTACCTTTAACCTTAACTGGGGGTCAACTGTAGTCACGGCTTTAAGTCTTTCGACTGCTGCACCTAAAGAGGCTTACAAGCCTTTTCATGTTGAGTTTGACGGGCGCATTTCTGGGGTCCATACAAGCTCTGGTCAGATTGCAGCGGTTGGCAATGCTTGGGCAGGATTCACGACTACTCTTACTGCTTGTCGTGCGTCTACAGGGTCAACGGGGGCAGATGCTAACAATAAGATGGCAAGCTCTAACCTTGCATTGACCGTTGATTCAACTGTTGGGTTGAGCATTTCAGCCGACTTTGCTTCTACTGGTGGTGGTGGTGCTGGAACAACTAATCTATTGTATGCCACTTATGGCTACATTCACTGGTACAGTTAAGGAGGGGATATGGACACATATTTAGAGAAGGTGACTTTTGCGGTAACTGCAAGCTCAAGTAAGGCATGGGCTACAGCTACCAGCACAAAGGCATTTAGTGGATATATCCATGCTCTATACCTTTCTCCTGATGGTACTAATCCCTTGAAATCTGCAAGCTCATCTTATTTTCAACTAAGGGCTGGGACTACGATAGCAAGGACGTTGAGTAGATCCTCAAGTGGAGTCAATGGAACAAGATACTGGTATCCAACTCATACCAGGCATTATAGCACAGATGGGACAGCATTTGGGCTTGATGGTATGAGGGTTCCAGTTGTAAGGGAAAAGATAACCCTTGTTAAGATTGCAGGGGCTACAAGCGCTGGAGGTGGATCATCTGAAGGGATGGGCCTTACCGTATTTCTTGAAGGCGTCCATCCATAAACATTTTAACAGGGGGAAACAATGACTAAAAAAGCGGAGAAGAAAGCACCAAAAGTATTAGGACCAATGTTAGGGACAGACCAGCTTGTTGAAGGTGGCTTACCGAGGACTAAAAAGAAAGTTGCGATTGTCGGGTTTGCGCCTTCTTCAATGTTGGATGCCAGGACGGTGTTTGATGATCCTGACATGGAAGTGTGGGGATTGAATCAGCTATACCTACCCTTTCCACTTATGGCTGAACGTGCTGACAGGTGGTTCCAGATACACCATACGCATGATTACGATGCAGCGGTAAGGGATCATAAGCACGGGGATTGGTTAGGCGAGTGGTCAAAGCAGACCGGCAAGCCAATTTATATGCAACACAACATGCCGGACATACCATCGAGTATCGCGTATCCTGTGGATTACATCTGCGGGAAGTACGGACGGTATTTCACGAACAGCATTTCGTGGATGATTATTACCGCGATTGAGGACGGTTTTGAGGAAATGTTCATCTATGGAGTAGATATGGCACAAGATTCAGAATATGAATCTCAACGTCCTTCTTGTGAGTACTTCATAGGTTTGGCACGTGGCATGGGTATCAAGGTGTATGTGCCCGACAAGAGCGATCTATTGAAGACCTTATGGTTGTATCCCTTTGAGCCTGAAAGTCCTATGTGGGTCAAATGCGAGTCCAGGCGCAAGGAATTACAGCAAAGAGCAAATGAGATGGGAGCTAACGAACAAGCCTTACGGGATAACCGCAATCAGGTGGTTGGAGCGATTGAAAACATGAATTACGTACAAAAGGCGTGGGGGAACACGCGAAGGGATGCCGGGTTAATTAAGGGTTAAATTATCGTGCTGGCC